TTTTCAATTTTATGTAAAAGATTGGCTCTGCGACCCCGAACTTCGACTCGCATCATTATTATCAAGGGGCGCATGGATAGATTGTTTATGCTTCATGTGGGAGAATAGTCAACGGGGAAAACTGACCGCCACGCCCCTGCAATTTGCCAAACTTATCTCCGGAAGTTTGGATGAAGCGTTGCATTTTTTGAACGATATGTTTGAGTGTGAGTTCGGAGACATCGAAATCCCTGAAAATGTCGAATTTCCGCTAACGGAACGAGAATGTAACACAAAAGTAACAATCATAAATCGCAGAATGTACGGCGATTATAAAGATAAGCAAAACACAAGGTTAAGGGTTAAAAAGCACCGTCAAAAAAAGAGTGTAACAGGGCCTGTAACGCCAAAGAAACAAAAAGGTAACGGCGATGTAACGCCTTCTTCTCCATCTCCATCTCCTATTACATCTCCAAAAATTAAAAGATCACCGGCAAGCCGGGATTTTTTTAAGCAAAAAGATGGGGAGTATTTCAGCTCTATCGAATCATCATGTCTGACAATTCTAAACCTGCCTGTAAAACAAAAATTATTCAATCCTTGTCAGTTTGTAAACTTCCTTATCAATGATCCAAAATCTAAAACTCATCCAGGTGCTATCGATCAGGTTTTAAAATATTTAATCGAAAACTGGAAGGAAACAGAAGCACCCTGGGGACGTGCCATAAATATATTAAAAACATCGAACGGCAACTGGAACGAAAAGGATCATATCATTGATCATGAAAAATTAAAAAAGGACTGGAGCGAGTTCGTTGTGGGCTCACTCTTGAAATCTCATATTGAAAATATAGGGCAAAAAATTACAGAAAGCGGAGGTGTCGTAAATGGGTAGACGAAAAAAAGAGCGCCGTGTAGGCCCGGATCGTCGCGGTTTCGAGTATTCAAAACATATTCCTGAGTGCAGATCAGGTAACGACCGCAGGATACCCTGGGGCAACCAAAGGACTGGGATGATAGATCGGCGGATCAATCCGTTTTGTCCGTATGATCCGGAAAGGAGGCGGTAAATGCATGAATTTATTTACAAGGAAATGATCAATAAAAGCATTAAGCGAGCAATTCTAATAGTTTGCGGGTCGCTACTCGTCGCGGCACTATTGGCAGGCGCTTATGAAGTGATTTGCGCCCTTTAAGTTTTTTCCTGCCGTAAACAGTGTAGGTTAGAAATGTGGATCATAAAAAACGAATTAAAACAGCTAATCAGATCTATGTGGCGATTTTTAAATTTAGTATCTCGGTATTTAATTTTCGCAATGGGGATATAGATATATCTCAATTAAAAGAAGAGTTTAAGCGATTTTTAGATACTATTAACGATTCAATAAAATGAAACTCAAACAATTCCCAAAGCCCAAAGAGTCTGACATCCAGCGCCAAATATTTTTATGGGCTCAGGGACTCCAACGAGATCATCCAGAATTGGAGTTGTTAAACGCGTCGATGAACGGGGCCTTCATCCCGGGTGGTAAGAGCGGATCAGCGGCGCAGACCTTGAAATTTAAGATCATAGCCGTGCTGAAACGTCTCGGATGCATGAGGGTTGGTTTTCCAGATCTCAACCTCCCTGTGCCTCGCGGTGCTCACCACGGGTTGTATATCGAGCTGAAGCGGATCGGCGGCAAGGTCTCGAAGGATCAAGAGTGGTGGCTCCAAAAACTAACGGACCAGGGCTATCTCGCGGTGCCGGCCTGGGGTTTCAAACAGACGACGGATATCATTTTACACTATTTAAAAGGAGGTCAATGATGGAAATCACAAAAAAGGCAAAATTTACGACAGATTTTTATGGAGGCAAGGGTTATCTTTCAGGAAGCGAGAGAGTAAAAAAATGGTTGGGGAGCCAGCAGGACAGACTTCTACACCCAAGGTTTAAGGCGCTGAAAGATGCAATCGGCAATGAAACGAAACTGGAAGATATTTTATCTGTCTTTAATGCTGACCCGGACGGTCAACCGGTTATTGGCGATTGGATGTTATTGCAATGTTCGATCAACGCTCAAAAACTGGCAAACACCTGGGGCAAGCACCAGGTTTCCGCTGACAGATGGAGGGATAGTGCTTTGTTTCTTCCTACTCTCGTTCATTTAGGAAATGGAAAACCAATCAAAAGGCCGGATGGTGTTGAAATTTACAACGTGGTCCCGAAGGGCAAATCAGGTTTTTTTAAAGCATATCAATATATCAATGCCGGTGCAGAATTCGAGTTTACTGTAACCGTGCCTGATGATCTGTGTGAAAAGGTAGAGGGACGAGGGAAGAATAAAATATTTGTCGCAGATCCCGAGAAAACAGAAATATGTGTAAATGATATTCTGGGTAAAATGTGCATGATCGGTATTGGGGCTTACCGGCTGCGATTTGGTAAGTTTAAATATATTTAATTCTTAGGATAGCACGCTATACGACGGAATGGCATGCGATATAACTGTATCAAAGAAAAAATCAATATTTCATCTTATTATATGGGATACGATAAAATAAAATCGGATCATATTTGAGCTTTTTTAAAGTAAATAGTTTTTGCTATGATTCGTTTTGCGAAACGCATCTATAAAAAATCGAATTAGATAATTTTCAACCTTAAAACTTTGAAAGGATTCTAAGTGACAACTCAAATTAAAGTAGTCGAAGTCGACAAGGTGATGGACAGGGAAAAAGTGGCGAAAGCCATTCATTCAATCATTGATACAGGGGTAGACTTTCTTGGCAAGGAAAATTTTAAACCCCAGGACCACACTAAAATTAAACTTCTACGAACCCTTGGCGTTCATATTAATAGTGCGGTAACGATGATACAGCAGGAAACCGCGCAACAACGGATATCTTTACTTTCGGCAAGAATGAAACAGTTGGGTTACGAGGGAAATCAGTAAACAGCCTTGTTTTACGAAAGGAACACACTATCTTATCAAATCTGATTATATAGAATCGTATAAGACATTATCAGATAAGAGACAAAACTATGAAAGATCAACAAAAAACACTATATGAGATCCAATTTCACGCTATCAAACTTGACCCAACTGTATCTAATCGGACCTTACAAGAGAATTACGACATCCAGCGCTGAGGCAAGAATTAATAAAAACGGAAGGAGATTAAAACGCTTTGTTAGATGATGGACCAAAAAAACATCCATGCCTATCTTCCGGCCCTGGTGGTGGCCAGTGCCCTCATTACGGAAATGGTTATAGCGCTGAGCCGTGCAGGAGCTGTCCTCTTCCCGGGCAATATGCCGACGACGTGGCCAGTGGATCTTTTAAGATCATGTCGTTTTTAAGACAATCCAAGCCCGATCACTGGGGCATAAAAAAAGCGAAGGAGAAAAGCGAAATGGCAGAATTGTATTACAAAACTTGTATTCAGTGCGGCGATAAAAAACGGGCCGATACGTATTTTGAGAGTGCTGGCAACTCCGAAGATGGATACCGAAAGACGTGCTCGAAGTGTGTTAGGGATAACAGGATGAAAAAAGAAGAGGATGAAGAAGTAGCGGTAAAGGAAAAAGCGGCGGCAAAGGCAAGAACAGAAGCAGCTTTAAAGGCAAGATCAGATGCAGCCCAAAAAAAGACGCCCGAAAAGAATACTGGCAAATTCACCGTCGCAGTTGATTTAAAAAAGTATTGCGCTCAGGAAGGTATCTCTATTGAAAAAGTGACATCAGGATCCAAAGTGCCGGCGATCGCCGAAGCTCGCAAGCGCATAGCCCGGGCCATGGTCGCCGATGGTATCGATCGTAAGCTTATTCAATTAAAGCTAAAAATCGGGCACTCAACACTTTTGAATTACCTACATGGATATAAATCCAAGGATGATAAACCCGAGGAAGACAAACCCAAGGACGACAAGCCCGAGGAGTTTAGGACCGCAATCAAGGTTGACTTCACTGGCCGTGAAAGTGTGTATCTAAAAATATGCGATGTCGCTAAGCGTCACTTGCGGAAACCCGAGGATCAGCTCCTGTGGTTCTTAATCCATACTGATTTCGATAAACTTGAAAATTCGAGAGGTTTAAGCAGTGACTGATGATCTTATCTCAACACTTGGCGAAATAAGTAGGCGGTTAAAGGTCAGCCGAAATACGTGCCTCCGAATGATAAAAAGGAAAAAGCTACCGGTATTTCAGTTTATCCCCGGAGGCACGTATCATTTGGCAGAGTCGAAATTGAAAATATGGTTAAAAGATATCGAGGAGAACAGTAAAAATATGCCCAAATAAAACCGTGTCAAGTCTTTTTATCGTCCCTTTTCGTCCTTTCTGATATCTCTTTCGTCCTGGCTCGTCCCTTTTCGTTCCCTTTCGTCCCAGGGCCAAAAAACCCGTGTTATGATCCTCTCATGCCGGATTCAGACGAAAACAAAGGCGGACGCCCCACAGATTTCAAGGAAGAATATATTCATCAGGCATACGTAGTTTGTGCCGACGATGGATATACAAATCCCAAACTCGGTAAACTCTTCGGGGTTACTGCCCGCACCATCACCAATTGGATGAACGCTGTCCCGGAATTTAAAGCGGCTGTCATGGAGGGCAAGGATGACCATGACTCTAAACAGGTTGAAAAGTCATTCCTTAAACGCGCCAAAGGTTTTACATACACTGAAACAACCAGCGAGTTAATGTTCATCGACGATCCCAAGGCCTATCAACCCACCCCGATGCAAGAACTCCACGGCATAGCGCGGAAAATAATTCAAGTATATGTTCCCGTTAGAAAAACAACCAAGACAGTTGTTCCTGACACCAGGGCCGGCGAAATATGGTTGTGTAATCGTCAACCTGGCCGCTGGAAGAGAATAAAGCATGTCGAGGTAACTGGTGACGGTGGCGGTCCGATCAAGACCCAAAAGCTTATCACGCATTTTCCGAAGGAACCTGAAAGCATTGAAGAATGGGAACGGCAAGTCAGAGATGCCGAAAAGGCTCAACCAAATGAGGAAATTTGTACTCCTTAGTCTGGTATTAATTATGGCGATACTTTGGTCACCGCAACCCGGACCGCAAGTAAGGGCGGCGGTTTGCCCCGCCGATTTCACCTTTTTTGGTGGGACCAGGGGCGGTGGAAAGACGGAGTGTTTAGTCGGGCGCCACCTTCGCGGCGCCGAAAAATACCAATATGCGTGGAACGGCTTGATCGTTCGACGTAAATATAAAGAGTTTTCGAAGATCCGGAATAGGTTTGACGAATTAATCCGGGACGGATTGTCCGCCGAGCGTATCGGCGGTGACCAGCAAACAAATACCATCAGATTTGACCGTGGTGGAAAAATCACCATGGCCGCTATCTCACGAATAGAGATGGCCAATGACTTTGTTGGTGAAGAATATACCGAGATCAGCATCGATGAATGCACAACTTTTCCCTTCTTCATTAAGATGGTCGATAAGCTTTCCGGGTCTTGCCGATCACCGCACGGCGTCCCCTGCAGAATGTTCGGTACCGGAAACCCTGGCGGACCTGGCCACAACGAGGTCAAGTTGTTTTTCAACCTGGGCTCAGCGTTTGGCGTAAAACCCGGCACCGTTCTCTATAACGATGTTGGAGAGTCCCGCGTTTACATCCCCTCGTTCCTCAAAGATAACAAAATCCTGTGTGACGCCGATCCTAAGTATGTCAGAAAACTGATGTCCATCAGAGATCCAATGCTTCGCAGAGCATGGCTCGAAGGTGACTGGGACGTTTATATCGGGCAGGCATTCCTCTTATCGCCTACGCATCATATCATAAAACCGATACCGGTACCGGACCAGGCGCCTTTGTACATGACATTCGACTGGGGGTACAGCGCGCCGTTTTCTGTTGGTTGGTGGTGGGTTGACGGCGAGAACCGGATTTACCGATTTGCAGAATGGTACGGATTCGACCAGGACGCGAACGAAGGGTTGCGGCTCGTAGACTCTGAAATAGGCAAGGGTATTATCGAACGGGAAAAGAAACTGGGGATCTGGGGTAAAAAGATAACGAGGCTGTGTGATCCCACCTGTATGAACAAGAAACCGGATTATAAGGGCGGCGGTCAAGGTCCGAGTACTGCGAGTGAGTTTGCAAAGCTTGGCCTTCACATGCACCCGGGCGATCCGAGCCGCAAGCTAAAGATCCGGCAATTCAGAGAGCGGTTATCTATCCCCGAGGATCCCAAACAAAGGCCGATGATGCAGATTTATGACACGTGCCGGGATTTTATCGCCACAATTCCTTCACTGTGCATGGATGACTACGATCCGGAAGATATCGACACGGATCAGGCAGATCATATTTATGATGAATCCTGCCATATCTGCATGCATAGGCCGATGAATTTGGTAGAAGAGCCCGTTATTGAAGAGGCAAGAGTTGATTTAGTCTCAAGATTGGCTGCGAACGAATACGCGGCAATCATTGAACATATCAAACAACAACAAGAGTACATGGAGAATCGTAGATGAGCGGAAAAAGAGCCAAGCAAGAAAGGCGTGAAGAGGCAGAGGCGCAGGCAGTTACAAAAATCGGGACGGTAACCATCGATGTTTACTCAAATCTTGACGTTAACGTGAGCAACTTCCCATCAGAGCATGACGTGGCGATGATGATCATGGCCAACGCCATGCTTAAAGTTTCTCATTACTTTGCTGAGGGACAGCAAAAAGAAAAGTCAGACATTCTCATAGCGAAACAAGGCGCGACGCCTGCCGATATCATCAAGATGGCACAGGGTAACTGATGACAAAGCAGCTGCCAAACGGTGGACTTAAATGGATTCTCGGATGCTACAAGATCGAGATGACCGTTTTTCCTGTTTCTGGAACCCGTAGCCGGAACATCGTTATCGAAAATATTGATGGCGTCTCAGGGTTATATCACGAGCAATTATTCGCGGAACTCCAGGGCGATATTGAAGTTCTAAAAGCGACCGTCGAGGAGATCGTCTCTAATGCCCAGGACGCCCACAAGAAACTTTTCGAGGATTAAATGACAAAGACCTTAATCCATCCAAAAATGATTTATGGAAGCATTAAAGTCTCAGGGCCGGTTTGCAAGGATGCGCGCGTGATGGATTTTTTTCGCGCTCAAATGGAAGAGCTTGAACATGATGCTGTAGTACTTACAAAGGATCACATCAAACAACTTTTCACAGATGGACGGGAGACCGATGCCCGAGAACATGATGTGCAAAACTCAAAAGGCGAGTAGTCAGGATTTTAGGGATAATTTTGATCGGACGTTTAGGAGCAATCAAGATGTTCAGTATCCCGAAGAAACCCGGGCCCTAGAGATCGAACGTAGGTTAAGGAAGGAAAACCGAGATTAAACAATGAGGATTTTTAAATGGAAACAACATTATTGCCTGTAGTGCTGGTCTTGTTCATCATTTTTCAGTTTGGTGTGAATATCTATGACCGCCGGGCCGCAAAAGAGCGCGAGTCGGACCTGATTGCAGCCTTGCTCGCAAAAAACCTGGGAGAGTACGCCCTGGCTAATGCCGAGCTGAAATCTACGACCAGGGAGAAGATAGATAAGATCAAGGCCGAGAACGACCTGGCCCTTGGTAACCAAAAAATACTTAATGAAAGTCGCGGAATACCGGTGACATAATGGCAAGAAATATTAAAGTTTTTATGAAAGACGGAACGATTAAAGATTTTCCTCATGTTGGTAGGTTGGGTGGCAGCTATACCAAAGAAATCAGATACGAAGGCGCCTTCGCTATAATAACCGATGAATATGATAACGAGTTTGCATTGCCTGTAAACGATATCTCAGAAATTCAGACAAGACGGTAGACAACAGGCAATTGAGGGCTGTGACATAATGGCTAAAGAATCAAAAAAGACGGCAAAAAAACCATTGGATCAAGAGATCCTTACAGAATTTACCGACATTTTCAGGGCGGATGCTGACTACTCGCAGTCAATCCGGGAGATGACCTGGTTTAGGAATATTCTGTTTTACCTCGGAGAACAGTGGATCTCATGGTTTGCCGAACAAAACACGTTCGGCTATCAGTTTCCCATGAACTTCTACGAGCCTACTCCGGTCGCAAATAAGATTCGGGACCATGTAAGATCCATGAAAGCGCTCATCCTCAATAAAAAATATAGCGCGAGGATCTGGCCAAACTCCGAAGAGCAGCGGGACAAAGACGCTGCCAAGCTCGGGGGCATGGCTCTTTCGTCGCTGGATAACGATAATTGTGGCGAGATTGAGGATATAAAAGAATTAATTGCCTTGTGGGTGATTCTAACCGGCAACGGTTTTGGGCGGACTTACGCCAATATGGACAATGGCATTTACACCATAGACGCCGCCGGTAAAGCCACTTCAAAGGGCGAAGTTACGATTGAAAGCATTCTCCCCTTTTCCGTCGTAGTGCCGGCGCTGGGAATCCTTTTGCGCCAGAAACGTTTTGTCGGGATCAAGTGCCTCAAGGAAAAAGAATGGGTTGAAGATACGTATAAAGTCCTGATTGGCGCAAGCAGCGAAAGCACAATGAAGGTTGAATACGAGAAACAGCTCATGACCCTGGTTGCAAATGTCAGTCCGTGGAAAGGGCGCAGCTTAGAGCAGGGGTCTCTTACGGAAATGGATAACGAAAAGCTTGCTCTCTTCCAGGAAGTTGAATACCGACCCACAAAGAAATATCCCCAAGGGCGCTATGCGGCGGTTTCGGATGGCCAGGTTTTAGAGAATAAGACCGAAATGCCGATCAAAGTCAACAAGGATGGCCAATGGTTTTACACGATCACTGATTTTTCTTACAATCATACTCCTGGAAGTTTCTGGGCAACATCGAGCATCGACGATCTGATAAGCCCGCAAAAGAACATTAATGAGATTGACAAAGACTTATCAGCTAATCGGCAGAGCCTGGGACGTCCCTATGTGATTACGCCAAACACTCTTGCCGTTAGCAGACAGTCCGTGGCCGGCCAAACCTTTTTAGAACTCAAGTATGACGCTCTGTTATCCGGGGGACAAAAACCGGAAGTTCAAAAAGGAACGCCTTATCCCGAGCAAATACTTGTTGAGCGCAAACTCAATAT